ACATAAAGCAAGCTCCTGTGCGTAGCTGCGATGCTCAAACGAGGTCGCATGATCTGAAACTTCTAATTGAACTCCTGTAATTTCAAATGTTGCATCATTTGTTGTATACCATGTTGATGTGCTATCAGGTGTTCTTGTAGCACTAGCAAAAACAGCCCATGTATCTAAAGAAACAGAGCCAGTAGTGTCTGTACCCCTAAAAGGAATCCATTCTAGTTCTAAACCTTCTCCATTATCATTGTTGAAAGTTAAATTACTATTTCCTAAAATTGTTTTTGTAATTTTAGTCCAAGTATCAGCAGTCAAAGAGCCAGTTTCAAATGGATAATTTTGTGACGTCCCATCTTTTGAAACTATTCGACCATAAAAGTTTTGTGCAACACTTGATTTGACCCAAAAAGATAATGTTATATAACTAGATGTAGAAGTGTAATTCCAACCGCTATTGGCTATGTCTTGTGCTTCTATCTTAGAATAAATTTTCATATAATCTGCCGCACCAGCACCACTTGTTTGATTACCATTAGTAACCTTTAATGTTTTTCTAAATCCTAAAGTATAAGGTGTTGTTCCACTTGCAACATCCGCTTGTGATATTGTAGGTGCTTCATCAGTACCTGAAAAATCTACTTTAAACCTATCAACAGGAAAACTACCACTAGCAGTAAATGACGTACCACGTTGAGCAACTTGCATAGCTCCGTTAATTATTAAATTACGATTACTTAGGTTATTAGTAATATTGGCAGTACACGTTCCATCATTAGCTAATGTGATCGCATCACTTGATGCACTTAATCCTTGTAATGCCGCAACTTTTAATGTACTCATCCTGCTACCTCCATTAAGGTCATGTATGAAATACCTCTCTCCATAGTGGAATTATCATCATCTGTTACTGATCTGTTAACGTAAAAAGTCTTAGAAGATCCTTCATCGATAGCTACTTTAAGCCTGTAAGTTATAGCTGTACCAGCACTTTGGCTTGGTGAGTCTAATAGTCCAGCAAATACATTTTGACTAGGAGTACTACTTTGGTCGTTATCATAAAAACCAACGTGCATTACTTGATTAATGCACCATCTGTTACTAGCTGTTGCTCCAACACCATTTGTAATATCAGACTCAGTACCACCTATAACTTTTACTATTTTAAAATTAACTACATAGTCTGCTGTATTTGCTTCTCCAAAAATTTGTGCATTAATTAAAATTTTAGAATTTGCACTAGAAGTAGTTATAGCTGTATCTAAAGAACTTACGGTGTACCATGTTGTTGCTGAACTCAAACTTAAAGAAGAGGTTGACGTTACACCATTATTAACAACTTGAATAATATTACCTGCCTTTGGATTGGTCGTAGTAAGCATTTCACCATCAGCATTACCTGGAACGGTTATAGTTCTATTAGCAGCAGGGTTAGACGAAGGAGCAGATATTATTACCCCATTTCCACCGCTATGTAATAACTTAAGTGAACTCATAATTAGCTATAAGGGGAAGTACCAAGAATAGATGTGTTCCATTGTGCTTTTAACTTAGCTTCTGTATCAGCAGACGCTATAGCAGAATCAGCAGGTGCATCTCTTAGTGCTTGCTTTTTACTAACTATATCAGTAGTACTAGCACCTGTCTCTAATGCTTTTTGAAACTCAATATCAAGTTCAGCAAGTTTTGGTGCTCTTGCATTTCTAATATTTGTTTTATGTATTTCTCTGGCTTTTGCCATGTCTATACCAAATCCCATAATTTACTCCGTATAAGTCCAAGCATTTCTAAAACTCCTATCTGTAGGAATTTGAGATTTATCTACAGTATAAATTGTTTTTCCACTAGGACAATCTTTAGCTTTTATTTCATCTAAAGTTAAATTTGTATTATCTGCTGGACAAACAATACTGATTGAACCATCATCATTAGTATAAATAAATCTTTTATCTGAATTTGCCATAATTTACCTTACCCATTGAACCATTACTTGTCTAGCATCATACAAAGTATTAGAGTTAACTAAACAAACACTAGCCCTTGTAGAACCCGCTAAATGTGCGTTGTCACTTGTACTCTGGCTAGCAGTAGAAAATCCTATTGCCCTAACTACGGTTTCTGTACCTGTTGCTGTAGTAGCTGTACCTACCCAAGAGTAATTAACATCTGAAAAATCAGTATCTATAAAGAATGTATAATCTCCTGTGCCATTATCAGTAACACTTGAAATGTTATAACTTGCTCTTATAGAGTTACCAGAACCATCATAATTAATCCAAGCCTTTAAACTTCCACTTAAGTTTTCTTTTGCATCTGTTATTGCATCATCCGCTATCTTTGCAGTTGCTACAGCATTTGCAGCTAACATATCAGTATCAACTATTCCGTCTGGTAAGCCTCCAACAGCTACACCGCTAATAACATTTGTAGATCCGTTTAATACTATTGGCATAATTTACCTCCTAGACAATAACATAGCGTGAACCTGATGGAATTGTAACTGTTACTCCATTTGCTATTGTTATATCACCTGCACTTAAACCTGACTTATTTGTAGTCATAGTGTAATTATTTGAAATTGTTAAAGAGTTTTCTGTTACGCAACCATCAGCAACTTGTGACGAAACTCCTGTTAAATTAGATCCATCTCCAGCATAAGATGTAGCAGTTAATTGTCCTGTAGCAGAGTTAAATGTAAGGTTCGATCCAGATTTTAGTCCTAAATCTCCTGTGGCTGCGGTAGCAAACAAAGGAAAACAAGTAGTATCGGAACTTTCATCTGCAATAGTAGAAGTAGTTGCATTACCAATCGCAACCTGAGTTCCCATATTAACAATGAAATAAGTAGCACCACTAGGAGGAGCAGCATCAAAGATAATATCTGTACCGCTAACAACATATCCATCTGTCATATCTCCCTGTCCAGTTCCATCATTAGGCTGTTGCATTACACCATTGATAGATACCCTTAATATCTCTGCATTAGTAGGTGTTACTGCTGTGCTTGTTCCTTTGGTAACTAGCTTAAATCTATAAGCAGAGCCGTTAAATGTAGCTGATCCTCCGCCAGTTCCAGATGATGATGCAATATCTAATAAATCTGCTGTTCCTGAAGTACCAGTAGAACCTCCAATCTCACCCCATGCACTTCCGTCATAACCTTCAAATTCTGATGTTGTACTATTAAATCTAAACATTCCAGCAGAAGGAGAGCCAGGTCTTTCTCCAGTAGTTCCAGAAGCTACATCTATAGCTCCAGTTCCTGTCATTGAAATATTGCCACTTGTGGTTAAAGAGGTAAGCGTTCCAACAGAAGTAAGGCTTGAAGTAACAACTGTACTTTTTAATTCTGTTCCTGTTAAAGTTCCTGCGGCTGCCGTTACAGTAATATTTCCAGTTCCATCAAAAGAAGTTCCATTAATTGTCCTTGCAGTTTCTAAAGCCGTTGCTGTAGCGGCATTTCCTGTAGTGTCTTGATTAAGAGTACCTACGACAAAATCTAAAGTTCCATCTGAATCATCGTAAGTAACTGTAATACCTGTCTCAGTATTACCAGTAACCATTCCACCTACATAATCCTCTACCTGTTCTTGAGTAAGCGTTGCAGTTATATAACCAGCACCATTTGTAATCGCATTATTGTTTAAAGAAATATTAGCTGTTCCATCAAATGAAACTCCTGCAATAGTTCTGGCTGTTTCTAATGCAGTAGCAGTTGCCGCATTTCCAGTACAAGAACCAGACGATCCAGAGGCATTACCAGTGACGTTTCCAGTTAATGCACCTGCAAAACTTGTAGAGGTTAAAAGTCCAGAAGAAGGATTATAAGTTAAGCCTGTATCAGTTTCAGCACCTTGTGTTCCAGTTGCTCCATCAACAAATAAAGGATAAACCGTTTCATCTGTTGAGTTATTGGCACTAACAGTTACGTTTGTTGCTTCTGTCGCAGTAGCAGAGTTTCCTGTACAAGATCCTGATGATCCTGATGTATTTCCAGTAACATTACCTGTAAGATTTCCTGTGACATCACCAGTTAAATCCCCTACAAAACTTGTAGCAGTTAAAGCTCCAGATGATGAATTGAAAGTAAGATTTGTGCCTGTTTTGGGTGGTAAGTTACCTGTCTCAGCCGTCACAAATAAGACATTACAAGTAGTGTCGGATGACTCATCAGCAACAGTTACATTAGTAGCTATAGCAGAAGTACCCGTAAAATTAGTTGCAGATAAAACCTGTGTACCAGCTACCTTTAATACTTTTCCAGAAGCAAGATCAATATGTTCAGAACTTGTCCAAGCATTTGTTGAATCTACCCAATTCCAAGTCTTATCACCATCTGTTGAATCAATAGTAATACCAGCACCATCTACAGCAGCATCATTTCCATTTCCTTTTGCAATCTCAATATTCTTATCTTTTACAGTTAAATTTGTTGTATCTATAGTTGTTGTCGTTCCAGAAACAGTTAGATCACCTGGAATTGTTACTAAACCAGCAGAATTAATAGTTAAACGACCAGAACCTCCTGTACTAAAAGTTAATGTATCTGATCCTCCACTAATTCCTGTATTTGGATCTGAACTAAAACTAAATGATGGAGCAGAAGCACTTCCATCAGGTGCTTTACTTAATAAATCTGCATAGGTTATCTTTTTATTTTTATCAGCACCAGTTCCACTTTGGTCAATTATTGGAAGCGTATCTGTACTGGCAGGTGCAGTTAAAGCTGTAAATTCTGATATTTTGCGGTTAGTCATAATTAGAATTTAATTACATACATTAGAGCATAGTTTTTAACACGAACTTCAGTTCCACCATCATTAGCATTAGAAACACTAATACCAGTTGTGTCAGTTGAAGTTCTACCTACATCTGGTTCATCATCTTTTTTGGTTATATTATATGCCTCGTTTAAGTTACCAGCCCCTGTACCAGATGCAGGGAAGTTACTACTCGTTAAATTACTAGCGTGTTGAAGCTGTCCAGCATTACCTGACCTAAATGAATGGTGAAAGTGACCTGAGTCTGTAACACTTGCTGTGTGATTGTGAGATTTATTTTGGTCTGATTGGCTTGAAGCAAATGATCTGCCGCTATCAACTCCAGCACTATTATCCCAACCTCTTACAAATTGACCCCTAAGATCAGGTAAGTTAAAGGTAGAAGAACCATCTCCTGCTCCCCATGTCGTTGAAATTGTTGCAAATAAAGTAGCGTATGTTGATCTACTAACAGCAGCACCATTACATTCTAAAAATCCAGTAGGGACAGTAGTTGTAGCTAAATTAAATACAGAACCGACAGGGACTCCATTAGCAAGTTCTCCCCAAGACCCTCCGTTATATCCTTCAAATGCAGTTGTAGTAGTATTAAATCTTATATCTCCAGTAGCTCCTGTTGGCCTTTGTGCTGTTGTTCCTGTTGGTATTTGTAAAGATCCAGTACCAGACATAACAATATCACCACCAGATGTAACCGTTCCAGAGAATGTAGGTGATGCCTTAGTTGCTAATCCTAAATTACTAGCATCTGTTAAATCTCCTAAAGTTAACCAACCATTGTTAGCAGAGTTTCTAATTTTTAATAGATTATTTGCAGTATCAGCCCAGATTTTATAGGCAACAGTAGTAGAAGGAGCAGAAGAACCACTATTTAATGACTGAATATCGCCTAAACAGGTATTTAAGTCTGCTCTAAAAGTAGCTCCTACCGCATTCCCTATATCATAATCATGTGTATTGCTCATTTATGTAACCTCCTTACCAAAACCTGATGCCGCCCATACAAAGGATCTAGCAACTGCTGAAGTTCCATTTTTAAATGTGACCTGAAAACCTGTCCTACTTATATTAGCAAGTTCAAAGAAATCTCCTGATTGTTGTGTTGTTGGAGTCACTACTACTTGAGGTGTATTTTTAAATGGATTTGTGAAAGATACAGTGTATTGTGACGATCCAGTAGTAACTGGAGTTGAAATACTTTCTGTTCTTCCTTGTAATTCTAGTGTAGCTCCTAACTGAGTAATCGCTATATTTTGGTTAGTGTCATTACTTGTTAATATTGCTTTAAATTGAAAAGCTCTACCTGTTATTAATACGTTACTAAATTCCTTATAGGCACTCCAAGTAGGAGAACCAGAGGGATCATCATCTGTGGATCGTACATAAACAGCAGCATTACAAGCTGTAGCTTCAGTTAAACCACCAACAGCATCAATATATCCCCAAGTATCAATTAAATCAGTTCTATCATCCCATAAACTATTCAATATAAAGTTACTTGCTTTTAGAGTTTTTCTTAGATTTACATCATATTTCTGCGTTAAATCTACAGAATTAGCAAAGGAATATTCTCCAGATGTTTCTGTTGCATTACTTGTAACTACTAATTTTAGAGCATCTAAAGCTGAATCATAAACTGTATCTGACTTAGAACCTGTAAAGTTAGCAGTATGTTCATCAATCGTTCCAACAACAAGTCTTTCGGTAGGAGCAGGAAGATTTGTTGTAACCCTAGTATTATTCCAATCTGAATCATTTGATCCTGGAGAGGGTGATTGTCTTCCACCATCATCCTCAAATTTGATTAAATAAGTTCCTTCAAGTAAAGGCACTATTTTTTGAGTCTGGTTTCCTGCCGCTGCAACTACAATCTCCTGTGCATCTTTCCATTGTGCGCCTGTAGTTAAAGAAGAATGTCTGATTAATGTCTTGCCTCCTAACAAAACATCAAGTTCTGTGGCACGATTCCAACTTAATATTGCACTTGACTCATCTATAGGGAGTAAACTGACACCACTGACATTAGCTGGAACGGCAGTCTTACCAACAGCTACAAAAGGATTTAAAGAGTTAGGTAAAGTTGATCTAAGACCTGATGCACTAACGCTATATACTTCAATCGTGTAATTACCAGCAATAGTATCTAGTATTTCATAACTCTTAGCACCTTCTACAGTACGAGATACATAGTTACCTTGTTCGTATCTCCATCTGACATAAACATTATCAGTAGAAGTAGTCCAACTAACAATAATTTTTACCCTTGCAATACCAGTATTTTCATAAATAACTTCTTCTGCTGTTATACCTGTAGGAGAAGCTGGCGGTACATCTAGATTCGTAATATCTCTAGTAGTAAGAGCTATACCACTTTCTATGTGATTATATTTACCTGAATTATATTCACTAGCTGTCACTACATAGTTGGATCTATCTTCTTCACTAACAGTTAAAACTCTCCAAGTACTTGTAAGAATATCTGTTGTTTGATAAACCCAAATGCTATTTACATTAGGAGCAGACGTAAAAGCACTTGAAACAGTAATAACACTGCCAGATATACCACTTACAGATTTATTCTCAACCGATCCATCGGAAAGAATAACAGACAAGGTAGATCCAACTGAATAAGATAAATCTGTTGTGTCATCTACTGTTATTGCAGTTGTGGTAGCAGCTTGAATCCGACCTCCTCTGCGTTGTCCACTTCTTACAGGATCAGCTATCTCAATAATCTGCCCAGGCCTAACAACAACCCCTGCATCTACTGATGTTGCAAAAGTAACTATTTCTCGCTCTACATTTTCCATATATAACAACCATTTAGCAAGACGATTAGCCTGTCCTCTACTTGTACAGGCAAACGCATTTATATTTTTAACTACTGATCCATAACGAGCTTGGTTAGCAGTATCAATAACTTCCTCATAATTTATATCTCGTAAATCTAAATCTAAATATTTGGCAACTACTACTGTAGGTCTTATCTTTTGACTTGTATTTTGGTAAGTAAAACCAGGAGGAGTGACATTAGCAAGAGTAAACAAATAACTAGAATCTTTAGGAGAATCCTGTGTAATAGTTAAGCTACCAGCTTGATAGTATGGCATTGCTCTAAACACAGAACACATTTGATTAATTACGTTATATGCTTCTTGTTGATTTTGTATTGATACATTACAACTAAATCTAGGTTCTGTATTACCTGTACCTGTACCATCATCTATTTGAGCGGAACAATAAACAGATGCTTGATAAAAACTAAATTTATCTAGGTCAGCTTCAACAAGATGTGCGCCTAATCCGTACCTAGAAGACGTTAGAAGGTCATATAAACACCAAGCAGGATCATTTGTATATTGTGCAGCACCTAGCGTTCCATTAAACGTGCCAGTATAAGATAAACTCCCATCTGCTCTTACTGTTGCATTATGAGGAATTTTTACTTTAATACCTTTAATTAAATATTGTCTTTTAGGGATAGATGTAAACTGTTCTGCATCTACTTTTAAACCAACTAATGCACTATTTGGATATGTTCTTTGGTCATATTTTATTTCTACATAGCTATTAAATTGAATTTCGTTGGCTAATTTACTCGATGTACTATCAGCAGTAATTCTAGTGACTTTTATATTGACAGGAAAAGCACCATCTAAATTAACTAAATAATCTCTTTGATAAGTATCAGGAGTTCTACCTGTAATAGTTCCTGCATTACCAGAAACAACAGTAGAATAAGATCCTCCAGAATATTGAACAGCAATTTCTAACTTAACTTCTGTACCAAAAATATCGCCTTTGTCACTTAAAGATTGCAAAGAAGGAACAGTTATTGTTACTGATACTGCATCAACATCTGAATCTGTAATTTGTATAACTTTTGGTGTTGATTGAGGAACAGTAGAAAAACCTGTAGATTTAGTCGTTTCTACATTTTTTGTTATAGGAATATTTGTTTGACTAGAAGTACCCGTTCTTGCTTCAAAAGTTACATCCTTAAAATTATAAGTACCATCAGTAGCTTGTAATGGTGTGTTATTTAAAAATATAGACTTCGCACCATCTACTAAACCACCTATTTCCCCTTCTGATATTAAATCTAATACTTTGGCAAACTGTTTTGAATCAAGATTATCTTTAGCCTCGGTAGGAGTACCACCGCCTCCGCCGCCGCCTTTTCCTCCACCACCACCAGAACCTATAACTTTACTCATACTTCCACCTGTGCAGTTTCAATACCAGCCGATATGACTACCGATCCAGTTAATACTTGTCCATAAACAATAGGAACAGCGACACCAGCACGACTTGTATTTTGTATGCCACTAAAGTTAAAAGATAAACGAGGATCTTGCTCTTGTTCTGAAATAACAGGAACAGGAGTCAACATATCGCTAATACCACTTAAAACTAAAGCACCACCTATCCCAACAGCGGCTTTTGTTAATCCTCCTGCCGCCGCAAAAGAAGCTCCAAAACCTTTTCCAAATACTAAAGTTGACCCTGGAGCTAAAAAAGCACCTCCTATTAATGCTGCTCCTAATAATATTTTACCTATACCTCTACCTCCAGCACCTCCAACAACAGGAATAATTTTTATATCTTCTTGCCCATTAGGATAATGTAATTCCTCTTCTCCTATTTCCCAGTTATTGACTGCAACCTTATAGTATTTATCTGCCATATGAGCTTCTAACTGAGGGAAATTAACAACTAAAAACCTTATTGCTTGTGCAGCATTATTAACTTCAGCTTCAAAAGTCTTTTGACCTAGAAACTTTGCTAGTTCTCCGTATAGCTTAATTTTACGCAGCATAACGAATCCTCTTACCTGTGCATTTTAGCAACCATTCGTCTAATAAATCACGACTTGATAATCTATTTTGCAAATGATGTAAAACAGTTTGTTCTCCTAAGTAAACACCAATATGATTCAATCCGCTACTACTAATTGACATTAATAACAGATCACCCTTTTCCAAATCTTCTTCTTCTGTTAATTCTCTAAAACCTGTTTTCGCAAAACAATCGACAAACATAGGGTTTTTAATAAAATCTTCTGGATCGTTTGGTCTAATCCAATCTATAAGTTCTATACCTAATTCATCTTTATACCAATCTCTACATAAACTCCAACAATCAGTTACACCCCATACCCATTGCCTCCCAATTAAAGGTGCTTTATATCCACAAGGTTCACAATAACCCCATTCTTTTAGATTAGGTTGAACAATCCACCATTTAATCCCAGATTTTTCACAAGCAATTTTATCTGCTTCACTAGGTTTTGGACTCGTAACAGGATGACTATGAACAACAGCAGTTATTTCTCCTTGATCTTCAGCATTAGCCCAATCCATAGGATCTAAAATAAATTGATCTTTAGGATCTACAGCTAAGTTTTTGCAGGGGAAATACTTTTCTTTACCTTTAATAACGACTAAAAGACCACAAGATTCTCTAGGGTCTTCTTGTATTGCGTGTTCAAGTGCTTTATCTTGCCACATTATGAGAAGAACGTACCAACACCAGGAAAATCTGCTGGTAATACTTGCCTTTTAGGTAATCGGACACCATTAAGATCAAAACTAGCAGCAAGTTCGAATTCAATAATATCTCTATTTTCTGTTGATTTTCTGTCGATGTAATAAACCTCATCAGGAAATGTAGCTGTAGGATCAGGTGTTCCATGAGGATTATCACTAGATTCCTGACTGACAAGACTATCATTTTCCTGTAATAACTCACTATCATCTTCTAATAAAATATCTCCAATATCAAAGTTAATATGATCTATATATCTTTCTAATGTTCTAATTCTTGTAACTTTCGCTCCCTCTAATCCTTGAGGTAAGGTCAAAAGTATTGTCGTAAAAGTTCCTAATATATTAGATATTCTTAATCTTGGTCTAGGAAGTTGTTTCCCATTAAATTCAAACCCATCAGCTTCTATAGGCATCCTTGTGTATTCAATACTATCAAATATAAGATTACCGTTATTATTTTCACTTACACCATTATGAAAATAATAAGTTGTATTAGCACCATGAATTGTGGTGTCTAGTTGTAGTTGAAATAATTCAACAATATTACTAGGATTTATCTTCTGTAGCTCTGATACAGGAGTAGCCATTAGGGTTCAAAAACTTGTTGAAATGTCATAGATAAACTAGCTCTATTAAGAAAAGGTATTCTTTTTGTCCAACTTAAACATATCCATTTATAAGAAGTAGAACTTCCAGGAGGTGTCCAATCAAAAGAAGCACCATCATCTGCTCTAGCTTCAAGAAATGTTTCTATAGTGTCTGAATCTGTTTCTGAAACATCAAAAGTTAAAGCCCAAACATAAGGTTTTATATTTAAACCAAATTTAATTCGATGCTGATAGCCATCGTTAAACTCTGTCGTGCGTATATTAGGACTAGTTATTTTCTGTGCTTGATAACTCGGTTTGACAGAGGGGAAAGTAGCCATTATGTTAATAATCCTCCAGGTCTTTTCTGTTTAATTAATTCTGATTGTATCGCTGCAGATAGCATTTGTCCTAACTCACGACTTCTTTCGCTATCTCCTTCAACAGAAGAACCAGAAGCATCCACATTAACAACAACACTTGTAGATCCTCCACCTAATTCATGATTTGGTGTAACCCTACCTGTAACTCCTGGAGTAAATAATTCTGGCCCACGTTCTCCAACAATATAAGATTTATTGGGTTTCGTAACACCACCATCTGCAAAAAAACCACCAATTCCAGGGACTGCTTTAAGTAAAGAAGTTGCACCAAAATCTATTAACTGCCTACGAATAGATCCAAATACACTACTTGCTACTTCTCCTAGTGTCATTGTTCCTGTTATCGCACCATCTATAGCATCAACAAGACCTGTTTGAACTGTGTCTGCAATACCTTCATATAAAGAAAGAGTCCTTTCCAATGAATCTTGCAATTTAAGATCAATTTCAAGCTGGTTTAACATCTCAGCAGTTAACTCTTCTACTGCAATTCCCATTTCGTCAGCAATACGTTTTTTTTCTGCTTCAATTTCTGCACCTAATTTGCCTAAACTAATTTGATTTTGTAACTCAGTATTTTGATCTGTTATTGATTTTGTGGCTTGATCAAACTGTTGATTTCTTAATTGAGCCATTTCAAGAAGTTTTCCTTCTTCGATTAATTGTTTTTCTAAACGAGATATTTGACCTTTAAGTTGATTTATTTTTGCCGTATTTTGTTTTGTACCATCAATCCCTTCTAATTTATCTCTTAAAGCATTTAATTTATCAACATCTGTCCCACCTTGACTTTCAGCTAGTGCAAGTAATTCTGAATCTCGTAGCTGAGTTGCACCCGTGAACCCACCAGCCATGTCAGCTAAAGCCTTAAAGAACGGAGCTAATGCTGCTTGGATTTTTGTCATTGCTAACTTAAAAGAATTACCAAGAAGTCGACTTGATTCTGCAAATTCCTTAAGATTTTTTACACCATTTTCACCAATTGCTTGATTCATCTTTTCTGTAGCTGCTGCTAATGCAACGTGTGTACCTTCGGTTTGTTCAAGTATTTTTAATCTTTCAGCTTCGACTGTTCCAGCTATTCCTAATGAAATTGTAAGTTGTTCGATATTTGGATTTAATATATCAAAGGCATTTGCTAATGTATTAATGTTTGTTACTAAGGTTTGAATTTGTTGGAGAACAGCAGTGGCAACAAGACCTCCTGCAAAGCCTCCCATTTTGCCACCCATTTTCGTACCAACAAATCCACCAGCAAAACCAGCCGCACCACCTAATGGGCCTTGTCCAAATAACATAGGAAACGCACCAGAAATTAATCCACTTTGTAAAGCAGCTTTATTACCTCTAGGGTTTATTTGTTTTCTCTGATTTATACCAAATTGTTTGTTTTGTTCTTGCATCGCTTTGGTTTGTCTATTTATAGCCTCTGTGACAATATTGAAATCCTTTGTACCTACTGTCATGCTTTTTCTTAATGCTTCAAAACCCTGCAAAGCTCCTTCTTGTTGTTCAATGGTTGATCCAAATGCTTTATTAGTAGCATTTACTTGTGAAACCATTCCCATTAATTGATCTTTTGTTTTCTTTAATTCTCGCCCTGCATTCCCTTTAAAAGATGTAATGTCATTTAGATTTACAGCATTAACTTTCTCTACAGCATTTGCTAATTCATTTGCTTTCCTATTTATTAAATCAAGCTTAGATGTATTAGCAGTGATCTTTATATTTACACCATATTCTGCCATTTGTTCGACCTAAAACAAAACTTTATTTTAGTGTACCTCTTTTATGGTCTTCTTGCTCGTGATTTATCTTTTGCATTTTGTATCGCTTGCTCTTCATATTCTCGTTTCAATTCATAATATGCTAACCAGTTTGTATATTCCTCTTTAGTTAATTTACTCGTAAGCTCTTGTACTGTCATTCCTAGTTCTGTTGCTAGGAAAAACATAAAGAACCAATCATTTCTAGCTTTTTAAAGTTGCTTTCGCTTCCTCCACCTTATATCCATCAGCAGAACCTAGCATTGCAAGTTGAATATCCTGCAAAGTAGCTGCATTTACCTCTCTTCGTAAGGAAGCCTTATGACCATCTTGAAATAATCTTTTACCATCTTTATCTAATGCTTTTGTAATCATAAGATTTAAAGCAAAATCTTCATTAGACTTATCTTCTCCAGATTTAGCAACGATTGATTCTCTTTCTGCAATAGTTAAAGGATTCCAATAAATCTCTAAAACTGTCACATCTCCTTCTTTCAATTCATACATATATTTTTGGCTTACACCAAATTTGTTTTTGAGAAGTTCAATAGCTTCCATAAAAATTAATTAAATATTATATTAGTATACTAGGCATTGGCTGAAAATTGGCAAGATATTATGCCAACAAAATGACTTCTATCTTCAATATCTAATGGAGTAGGGCCGTTAATATCTAATACTCTAGGTTTGCAACTAAAGGTATCTGTGTAATTAGAAGCATTAACAGAAGTTAATCCATCAATTACAGCTTCACATATTGCAGATAAGACTGAAGTCCCTTTTGATTTAGGTACATAAACATTACATTGAATGACACCAGCATAATAATCAGAAGCAGCACCCTGATTTTGCAAAGTTGATTGCGTAAAATCTAAACTCATTAAAATATATTTTTTATTTTTACCAGGAGTTGTGTAATGGACATTATCATAAACCATTAAAACAGTATTATCAGCCGCTATTACCGCATCTGTTACTGCTTTTTCAAAAGCGGCCCTTGCATTAACTAAAGTCATTTAGAAAACTCCGTATACTTAACACCTGTTTGAGAAGAACCAAATCCTCCAGTAGTGCTACCACCGACAAATAATCTTCCTTTATCAGACATAGTTTCTTTTATCATTTTACCTAAAGATCCTTGAATAAATGATTGAACTTTACCTCCTTCCAAGGCATAAACAGCATAATCAACTTTATTGCCAATATATACAGGTCTTTTATAATTAAAAGCTCTTTTAACAGGAAATCTAGCTTGAACAACGGGATTTAAAGGAGCATTACCACCAGTTCCTGCTAAGAATGCCGTCATTGCTTCTTGCTTTATACCAGACCAAGGTTGAAACTGTGTAATTTCATCTCTTGCCCTAACAGGACTACCTTGTGCTACCCAACTAGATGCGAAAAAACCTGTATAAACAGGACTTCTTTTTTTTGTTGATAACTGAGTATGCACCTTCTTAATAAGAGCATTAAAATCTCTTGAAATATTTTTATCAAGATCATCAGGTAATTGTCTTACATTTTTATATACCATCAGAACCTCACAAGAATAATAAATAGATAAACTTGCCCACCTTTTTTCGTATCAATATCAACTATTTGTGCAACCCTATTAGCACCAGCAAAACTTAAGGTAATCTCATCATCTAAATCTGCTTGATTATCTCCTATCTGATCTGGTGTTATATATAATTTTGCTTCTCTCATTTCCTGTGCTCCTTCCTCTTCAGAACGAACAAAAGATATCGGTACTTTAATACTATAAGTAGTATCAGTTGTAGTTAAAGCACCAGTAGAAGTATTGTAACTAGCAGATGCTTTTTTTGTATAAGTAATACTGTGATCTAAAGAAGTACCAAGTTGTGATACTACACTTTTTGCAACATCTTTAAATAATGAATCTAATTGTCCTGCCATTATCCTCTAACTACCCTCATTTGAAAACTACCTGCTCCACCTAGCATATACGCTCCAAGATAACTTTGTAACCACGGGTAAACATCTAAAATATTATTAACAGAACCAGTTCCCTGACTATCAGTATTATATTTTACTTGCAAATCTCCTAGTTTTACCTCACTAAAGTTTCCATCTTTACCTGTAGTACCAGTAATAGCATCTGTATCATTTGCTAAAGCTCTAGCTAATTCATACTGTGCATACTTAATACCATTAGGAATTTTAGAACAAGCTAGTTCAACACCATCTACCTGATAATTATTTCTTGGAAATTTTAATGCCTGATCTTCATCGCATCTTTCACCATAAAAAACTAAAGTTTCAATCCATCTAGTAGCGGATATTAATGCTCTCTTTTTTTGGTCATCTGTTTTGTTTGTCCAAGTTGAAGCGTCTGGGGAGGTATCGAAGTAATCATTAGCTTCAGACAAAGTGACATAACTATTAGCTGTTTCACTTTTTAAAGTTGCGTTTATGGTAGCTGCCACGATTATTAAAGTAATTTAGTTTTATTGTAGCGTAAAGAAAAAACCCCACCAATATTTGATGAGGTTTCTTCTATGACCACCAATATAATCTTAAGACTTAAGACCGTTATCAAGTGGACTATTAACAAAGATTTCAACCATAGGGATGAGATCAATGTCATAAGTGGCAGACCAGTTAGAACCTGTTCTTAGGTTTGCGTTTGTTGGGTTGTCAGAAGCAGATCCCCACTTAGTACCCATAACGTGATAAGTACTGTGGTAATCAACAGATAGAACATCTTGCTTAGATAAGATGTTTCTTTCAGCTTCAATACCTAGATCCTGCTGTACACCTTCAAGAATTGTTCCTGACTTCATTAAGTAGCAACGGAACTCTTGACGGTTTCCAGTAGATGTTGGGTCGTTAGTGTTAACAGCAGAGTCAACAATAACTTTACAACCAGCAAATTCACCAACGGCTCTTGAATTAACTCCAACGCCACCACCACCCCAGGTGACAGCACCAGAAGCAGCTAATGCAGAAGTTGAGAATGTTAACATTCCAACTTGATAGAGGTAATAAGCAACAGAAGGATGAACAACTAGAATATCTAATTCTTCACCACGCTCACCCAATTTAGAACGAGCTTCTGCCATTGTTGCAGCAGTTAAATAATTTGATTCACCAGTAGAACCAGAACCACCTAATTGCTTCTCTAAACGATGATCATTTAAAGCAGTATGGAATAAACCAGTTAACTGTTCAAATAAACGGACAGAATTTAGTTTGTTGATAGCATCTGCAAGCTGATTTCTGATGTGACCCATTGGATCTTCACCAGCAGCTAATACAGCAATATCATCAACAGCATATGCAAAACCTCTGTGACAGATGCTTGCAATCTGTGTTCCTGTTCCAATTTTCTGAGGTGTTAAATAACCATTGGTGCTAGTACCCCATGTTGCAGTACCGTCAATGATCTCTTCAGTTGGAGATACAGGGTTAAATTCTGGAACTTGTATTCTTGTACCACCTGCTCTTGAATCAAGCAAAGCGTTACGAACTACAGCACCAGACTGTATAAATAGACTACGCTCTTTAATTGCTTCGGAAACGTAAGTGCTAAAATTATTTCTCTTAACGATATCCGCTAATAGGACACCGCCAGAGTAATTCTGAAACGGAGCAGCCATTCAGATTTACCTTTAAAAAGTTTTTTGCGATCCCCTAATCACAGATAAGGGCATTA